AATTTTGTTTTTTCGTTTCTTCTACCCATAACTTGCATCATTTGATTTGTATTTTGTTGAGCACTACCCATATCAACAGGTCCACTAGTATCACCATAACCTTTATCAGCTCTTTCTTGTGCTTTTTCTGGAGCACCCATGTCAGCTCCACCACCTTTTAATCCAATTCTACCGCCATCAGCTCTAAATGCTATTCTTAAATCGTCATCTTCTTCTTCTATTTTATCTGTTTTCATATTTTCTTTTGCTGCTAGTGATGCTAGATATTCGTTTTCGCTATTAAAACCTAGTTGTGCCCAGTATGGAATAGTATCAATTCCTCCTCCGCCATCACCACCACTTCCAGTATTAAATCTGTTTAAATAATCTTGATAACCTAGTGCATTTAATTTTGTTAAAGCGTCATCTGAAAGTAAATCATCTTCATCGTACAATAAATTTGTTAAATCTCCTAAACCACCAGGACCTACTTTTAATTGTCTAAGAAAATTTTGTCTTTGTTTTAGATTATTAATGTTTTTTAATTTTTTAAAAAACTCAATACCAGTGTTTACAATACTAGGAAGTTTAAAATCTGTATTTCCTCCACCACCAGGTCCCCCTTGAGTATTACTTGGTTTAATATTTTTTGTTCCTGGTTGAACTCTTGGTACAAATTCTAATCTATCACCTACTGTTCCTGCTACTTGGAGCATGGTTGGTCTACCAATATTACTAGGACTACCACCAGCTTGAACAATGTTACCAGGTCCTCTTCTTGGACTTTGACCACCAACTCCAGGAGGTCCGCCATTTTGTAACATTTGTCTGAATTGTTGTGCTCTAGTTATAGCCATCGTACCATCTTATTTTGTTTTGCTTAAAAAATCAAGGCTTGGCATTATAACATTTACGTCCTGTGCCATGTTTTCTTGTTTATATCCTTTAGCTTCCCAGTCTTTTCTTTCCTTAAAAAGCTCCCCTGTTTCTTTGTGTCTATACGTTGTTTCTACTTTTGCTGGTTTTAATTCTATCATTATGTTGTTACCTCTCTTGGTTTAATTTCTAATATTGAAGCTATGACGTGTAGCTCATTTGCGTCACTTGCTTGTACTTTTAATATCTCACTTTCCTGCATTACTAAAGGTTGAGTCAAAAGTTCTGTTGTAGTGTTACTAGATATGGATTTTGTTTTAAACAAACTAAATATATTAGAACTAGCGTCTACTAAAGTTATTGTTATATTTGCTCCTGATCCAGCGTCTTCAGATACTAACAATGATTTAACTACAGCTGTTCTTGCTGTAGGCACCGTGTACAAAGTTGTTAGATCTGTAGTTGTTAGATCTGCTTTTTTATTTATAAAACTGTTAGCCATTATTGCATAAAGAAGTTAAATGCTTCTACCTCATCTTTTAAATCTTGTTGATACGTAGTATTAAGTTTTTCGATAACACCATCTAAATCTCTTGTTTGTGCTTCAGCCACTGTGTAATCATATTCTTTAGCTGGTCTTGTTAATACTTGTGTTATTTTTGCCATTATCTTCTTCCATCTGGTTGTATGTCTAATCTAAAAGTCCCTAGCTTCCAACTTTGATCAACCGCAGTGTTTTCTATTTTTAACGCTATTGCTCTAGCCCTAGCTCTAGTATCAACTTTTTTGGTGCTAGTTGTAACATCAAAAGGACCTAGTGAAGAACTAGCCTGAGTGTCATTAGGAAAATTTCTTAATTCTAAAGTTACTCTTGTTGTTCCTGTTTGAGATATAAAATCAGGTATAAATCTTCTTATCTTCATTAAAAACTCACCATCTCCTCTAAGGGTTGCAATACCTGTTTGTTGACCGGTTGGTGCTCTTTGTGCCGTAATGTCAAAATCTCCAGATGATATGTTTGATAACACAGCTGTTATAGTACCATTTTTATTTTGATCTGTTCCTGTTTCATGTTCATAGTATGCAGTTCTACCTTCTGTGTTGCCCACAACATCAAAAGATGTATCTGTATCTGCATCATATTCTAATGCATGTGGTAATCCAAAGACAGCTGAGTCTTTCCACATTGTTCTAGATAAAGTTCCAACTGTCCATACAGGTCTTTGTGGTGACGAATCAAAATAGTTATAAGTAACTTGTTTATTAATTACATCTGATGTAGCAGATGGATAAAACCAAATTACTTCACCAAACAAATTATTTAAACCTGCAGACACCATTTGATTACCAGAAGCTAAATTTATATCATCATAAACATGATCTTCTACTAAACATGGTAATGATTCTAATTTACCACCATATCTAAAAAAACCATTCTCTGACATCCAATACGCTGCACCATCAACTTCAACACAAGCATTCTGTCCAACCAATCCGCAGTTAGTTCCAACTTGTGAAAAAGCAAATGTAAATGGTGATCCTACAAAACGTTGAGTAAATAATGCAGTATCGGTCCAAATGTATAAAGCATCTCTACCTCTAATGGCTCCTCTAATTTGTGAGCCATCGGCTAGTCTTTGTGTACCAGCTGTATTTGTTGCTGTTGGTGCGTATGTATTTATATCTTCTTGATCAGAAAATCTTATAAACATATCATCTTGTGTAGAAGTATCACCAATAGTTGTTTCTGTTCCATAAAAAACTAAGTGTCTATCAGGTGTTGATACAACCATGTGTCTTGATGCAGTTGGTGCACCACTAATAATTGTGGCTCTTGTTTCTGTTGCATTTCCTAAACTAGAGTCCCATTCAAAACATGCGCTGTCGTGAATTAAACAAATTGCTTTATCACCAAAATTATCAATAGACCACATACCTGGGTCCAATGCTAAACCTTCGGCTGTTTGTTGGTTCCATGCTGCGTAATCACTGGCATCTGTAACAGTTACACCATCACTGTGCGAAGCTGCAGTTGTTCCTCTAGCTCCTCTTGTTACACCTGTTAAAGTGTTACTGCTTATACCTGTATATTGAATCATTTCTGTTCCTATTAAAACAAAATTAGTTCCTGTATTTGGAAACTGAGATGCGTTTGTTAAAACTATTGTAGTGGTAGATGCATTAATTGCTCCATTTAAAGTTGTTGTTACAGCAGATGTATCTTTACCTCCCCATGATCCTAGTCCCCAACCAAAACCTTTTTCTTGAACTGCAGTGCCTACAGGATAATAATGTTGAACTCTAATACCACCAGACGTTGTTGCTCCAGATCCTGATTCGTTTGATGGCATTGTAATAGTTAAAGTTGTTCCAGTAGGAACAGAAGTTACCATAAATTTTTTGTCATCAAAATCTGATGATCCAAAATTAGAATCTGTTATAGTTGTAAAGTTGTCTAATAAAATTATATCATTAGGCGATATACCATGAGCTGTAGGAAAAGTTATTGTTACAATAGGTGATCCATTGGTCGTGGTAAAAGCGCTTGTTAAAGTAGTAGTCGTTTTTATTGGGTGTATGTCATAGAATACGTTACCAGAAAAAGCATATAATATTCTGTTAGTGCCAATAATTGCATATCTTCTACCAGCACTATTTACGTAATGATGTAATCCTCTTCCTGCACCAGTTAATTCATTAGAACTTAAAGGTCCTAGTTGATTCCAACCACCTATTTTTTCAGGTATCCCATATCTAAATCTTACATTATCGCAATCTACCCACTGGCCCTCTGCTCCAGTTTCTGAAATTTGTTTATTGATACCTGGCTGAAATCCTATTTTTTGTAGCATATAATACCTTTTTTATGTTTTTTATCACAGATAAATTAAATTTTAAACTCTAAATATTTATGTCTAGCACTAGAGTTATGCGGTTTTCCTTGCTAGAATAGACCGGTGTCCTGTGTTTGAGTCTTGAATCAAATATCAATATACTATTTTGTTTAGCCTTTTTTAATCCGTAAAGTTCAAACTCTGTACCACTATTCACTTTTTCTGTTGTTTGTAAATAATAAACTACAGAATAATTACACTCATCATGGGAATGAAATTTAAATTTTTTACCGTTTGTTTTGGTTAACCATGCATTTGATATCTTTAAATTTTTACCTAGTTTTTGTTCTGTTAACTTTAATAGTTTATCTAAAGCAAATTTAAAGTGAGGTATTTTTCTAACATCAGGAGACCAATAATCATCTGCCTCATTAACAGGAGCACCATGTTTTTTAGCAACTTCTTTAGTTACTATAACTCTATTAGAACACTCCAATAAATATTTTTGTTCTTTCTCTGTAAATATATTATCAATGCTTTGCATGTGTTCTAAACCAAGAAGGTAGTCCTAAATGAGGTCTTCCATCGTATGGAACAGCTTTGGGATTTCTTATATCATTATAATGTAAAAAAACTTGAACACATTCTTTTCCTGTAAAAGGTTCTCTCCAATGTTCCAAATCCATTCCTCTATATATCAACATGTCTCCAGGATTTAAAATAACTTTAAGTCCTGTTGTGTTAGCAGGCACATAACAAGAATCTGTTTGTTTTCCTAAAGAAGAATTTGGTTCTATGTATATAGGCCAAGAGTCTCCACCTAAATTTAAAGTAGTTGAGATCTCACAAGAATTTCTATCTTTGTGTCTTTTTAATTCATTTCCTGTTTTATAGATTCGTGCATAAGAATAATTAGGTGTTAAAGTAAGTCCTGTTTTTTCTTGCATAAGTTGTTGTAAGTTTACTAACAACATGTCCATCATAATATCTCCATAACAAGAAAAAGCTCCAGTAACTTGAGGATCAAACACAGTTCCAAATTCACTTTGATAACGAGATATAAAAGTATGTTTTAACATTGTTTCGTATGTTTGATTTTTGTTTCTAAAATATTCTGCAAAAAGATGACAGTAATCTTCAGGCAATACTTTTCTTAAAACGTCATATTTATTTTTTTCAAAATTAAGCATATATATTAAAGTCTTTAAATTTATTAATTATTTCTTTATTTAAATAATCTTCTACATTTATATCTTGTTTTTTAATTCCGTCTGTTCTAATTGAATGAAGATCAAAATCTAAAACATTGTCATCATAACTTATATTATTAAATGTAAACTGTTTTATATTGTCATAATCGTGTTCAAATTTTGGTAAATTAAAATGTTCATATATTTTTTGTATAGAAGATTTTGTGTCGCTAACTAAATTATCGTAATCTATCATTAAATGTTTTTCTTTACGTTTAACAATATTTCTAGCCGATCTAATATCTTGAGTTAGTTTACCATGATTTTCATCAAATAAATTTCTAGAAATACTTACAAAATCATTCGCCTCTAAATTTCTTTTAGATCTTACAAAAGAAGCAACTATTTCTAATATAGGTCTGTTAAGAATTAAAAAATTAGGTTTTGGATCAAAGTATTTTTTTAACACCATAAGATTAGCTGGTGTTCCCCAACAACTTCTTTCAAATATAACCTCCGCATCTATATGATTATAAAAATTTTTAAAAATATTTATAATAACATTGTCTAAACTTTTATGATCTGGAAAGTTTTTAAACACTTTGTTTTCTTTAAGACAAAAAAGATTCCATGTTATTGTTGATAAAATACTATTAGCACTTACTTTAACTTTAGGATTTTGATTTAATATAGAACTTAACAGCGTGTTACCTGCTCTTGGCAAACCTGCTAGATAAAATATTTTTTTTGTTTTATGAGTATGTAATAATTGCATTAATCTTCCTTTGTTAAAAAATAAGTTAGCGTTAATCTTCCATCTTCTATATTATTACCATGATTATTAATAGCCATATGAAAAGTTCCATTTGAAAAAAAGACAGCTCTGTTTTGAACATATCTAGCTATACCTGTTTCTTCATATTTATCTTCTCCTATTTTTCTATAAAAAGCTGTGCCAGATTTTAAATTAGTTGGTGATAAATATATTAAAATTGTATCTCCCCAGTCTCTATGTATCCAATCCTCAGCTGCGTGTTTAGATAATCTTAATTGAGCGTGTGCTCTAATCCTGTCATAGTTTTTTAAATCTATGTCAAATTTGTTTTTTATATAACCCAAGACTGAATAAAATAAGAAAGGATATTTTCTATCTAAAAAATCTGTTCTAACACCAGGATACTCGTTTCTTTCTTTTGTTAATTTTTCAAAATCATCAGGATTATAATATTGTAAAGTTTTACAAAGCCTATAATATTCTTGGTTAAAATCTAAAAAATTATCTATAATTTTAATCATTTTTGTAAATACCCATACCAGCCAGTTACAATGTATTTAGTTTCATTTGGTGATGGATATCCTTTGTGTGTATGTGTCCAAGCAACAGGCCACATTAAAGTTAATCCTTTCTCAGGTTTTATTTTTAAGTCTTGATAAAAAAACCCTGTTTCTCCTCCATTGTCTACATCATTTAAATAAGTCATAAAAACTAAATGTCTATTTATAGATAATGGTGATCCTTCATTTTCTGCGTGCCATATATGATATCCTTCAGTAGGTTCATACTTTTGTATTTTAGATCCTATCCAACCCCAAGGCTGTTGTTGAATATCTGAATAAATATATTTATTTTTATACGCTTCACAAACTTTATTTAATTCTTTTATATATTTTTCAAAAATATATCCGTCTTCAGGTCTAAATGTTATTTCAGTGCTTTGTTTAAAAGTTGGATTTTGTGTAGCCTCAGCACCAAAGGTGCCTTTAAATTTATTAGAACTTTTTTCATAATAATTAATTAATTCATCGCATATGTTTTTATCAATAAATTTTTTATAAATAAAATTGTCTATTTCCATGGTTGTCCTAAGTGCCAAGTAACTAAAGAATATCTAGTTCCTTCTGTAACTGGTTTTACTTGATGCCAAACAAAAGAAGGAAAAACAATTATAGATCCTTTTAATTGTGCTTCAGTCGCTGTTATAACTTCATCATCTTCTACATTGTTTCTTAAATTAAATTGTAGTTCTCCACCTTTATATTCGTGAGGGTGGTTTAATAGAATAGAACAAGATAACTTTCTTATTTTACCTACAAAGTTTACAGGACTTTCTTTGTTATAAGGAGCAGGATTAGCGTCTTGATGCCAACCATAAAATTGTCCAGGTTTATATTCTGTAAACTGTGATGTTTCTGTCCAGTCCCATTGAAAATTCCAACCAGCATTTTCATTAGCTTCATCTATAAAAGGATGTATAATTCTATAAATCCAATTATAGTTTAACCACAATACTTTAGATTGTCTTTTTTTATTTAAATTTTGATAATCTTTTGATGTTAGTTTTTCTTTCCTATCTCCCATGTTACCAATATACGCTGTATTTCTTTGCTGAACTAACCCTCTTCTTAAAACTAAATCGCAAAATCTTTCAGGTAAAACACCATTAAAGTACCAATATTGATATTTTAAATTCATAACTTTCTAGTATAGACTTATCAAAAATAAGTCAAAAAGCAACAATTAGCTTGGCCAGTTACCGTCAATAATTGCAGTGTATTGAGCTTTTAAAGTCCACATTCCAGAAGAACTTGAAGGACCTGCACCTGCTTCAGAAACTACAACTATACCATCTCCTCCAGCTCCACCCGGATTTGAATATTGAGTTCCAGCTCCGCCGCCAGTTCCATCAACGCCATCTACACCTGGATTGTTTCCAGTTTTTCCACCGCCACCTTTTCCTCCAACTTGAGGATTTGGTCCGGTTCCGCCGCCACCACCGCCAACCCAGTAGCCGCCGTCATCTTCTAATTTTCCTATATCTGATGGAAATAAATTTGTAACTTCTAAACCGTCTCCACCTTGAGATCCTATGTCTTCTCCTCCGACACCTGCTTGACTGTAGCCTCCGCCACCGCCACCACCGGCTGAAGGGTCAGGGTTTCCTGTTCCTCCTGGATTTCCTTCAGGTGGATTGTATCCTCCTGCATTACCACTTCCTGGTCCATTGTTAGGTGTAGGTGTGTTTTGGAATCCTCTTCCTCCTCCACCACCAGATCCCCCTGGTTCTCCTGGACCTCTAGGGTTTGTATTTTGTCCTGGCGGGTAAGGTCTATTTCCACCTCTTCCACCTCCAGTAGCAGCAATTGGAGTTGCAGATCCAAAAGTAGATCCACCTCCACTTGAATTTGTATATGGGTATGGTCCATCTCCTGCTCCACCAGATCCAACACTTACTGGAACAGAACTTGCTGGTAGAGGGTGAGATGCAAAATATCTAACACCGCCTGCTCCGCCACCACCACTTTTGGTAGCTGCTCCTCCGCCTCCAGCGACTACTAATAACTTACATGTTGTTGCAGTTCTATTAAAAGTTCCTGGTGAATTAAAAGTTGTTACTAAATCATTAATGACAGGATCATTATCTGGTCCTACTAGTCCACCTTGATTATCAAGATTGTTTTGACCTGTTTTATTAAAACCTGATACTAAAAAATTTCTAT